TATTTTTACTTTGCTTACTTGCATATTGTTCTATTTGGTTTCTACATATTGCGTATCTCTGGTCTTGGTCTTTGTATTCTCTGACCATAGTGTCATCCATCATACATCTTTGAATAAACTCGTTATTCTGCTCCTTTGGAAGTGGAGTCGGTATAGGCATCTTTTATTTTTTTAAAGTGGTCTAAAAATTCGTCTTCTGTTATCTCTTCTAAACACATTAAACCATCGGCATCTGTAAAGTACTCAATCAAGTGGTGTCCGTCTTTTCGTATCCTCTCAGATATTCCGTGAGCATACTCAATCAAGTGTTTGCCGTAGTCTAATATGTAGTATCTCATCCTTCGTATTCTGCGTAAACTTTCTGCATTTTGAATACCAGTTCTCTAAAACAAGATGCGCAGCTTGTAGGCTCTTGACGTAGATTAAACACTCGGTTGTAAATTGCAATTAGTTTGGTTTGCTCACTTGGTTTGAATGTATCTTGACTAAGTACATTTGTTTCACTTAACCATTGGTATTCTTCCTCAGTTAGGCAATTCGTGTTTCTGTACGGGAATAACTCGTTGAGCTTCTTTTTACGCTCCTCGCATCCGCAGTCCTCACCTGCTACAAACTCTACTAACTTTTTGATTCCTGTGGCTTCCGTGATTTGTTCGATTGTATCACCTAAACCTGTTGCTTTTCTTTTTGCCATATTAAATTAATTCTAAATCGTTATTTAAAAAATCAGCATAGTCCTCTCCGACTGACTGACGTATTCTTTCTTTGCAAGATTTTATAGTTAAGAAGATAGACTTTAAACTGATACCAGTCTCATCGGATATTTGACGCATTGGCTTTCTTTCGTCTTTATATATCCTGAATAGCTTTTGGTCATACCAATCCCAACTACTAATCTCATTTTCTACTCTGTCGTAAATGTTCTCTAATGATTCGTGTTTAAGTAGCTCTAACTCCTCTTGTGCTAAATCTCTTATTACCTCAATAGATAAGTCATTAGATGCAGTTTTGTTGGCTTTGTAAGTAGTGTTTCGCAGTAGTATCCACATCAATGCACGGTTAGGTTCTCCGTCTATTACTATTTTTTCGTAGTAATTGTACTGATGGACTTTCAGGTACACATCTTGTACGATGTCTTCAGCAAACTCGTTATCACCAAATAAACGGACTATGTTTAGCCACTCCTTGTGATATTTAGATAAGATAGTTAGTGCGTTCATTGGTTAAATTCTAAACAAATATATGACTATATTTTAATCTAACAAGTTGCCTACAAAAAAAAGCCACCTGTTAAAGTGGCTCTAATCCATTTAAGTAAATCTCTCGGCTTACATACTTATCTAACTTGTGTAGTGTTGACAAGGTTACGTCTTTACCGTTGAGAAAGTTGTTTACTTGGAAGTGGTGCATCTTGTATCCTAATAACTTTATGTCCTCTACGATTTGGTTTCGTGTTCGGGTAAGTAGGAGTTTATGTATCTGCTTCCGTAGGTCTTCATCGTTTATGTACATATCAGAAAGGTAGGTCATCGTCAATACTATCTCCAATTGGCGCACGTTCTGGCGCTACATACGGCTCGCTAAATGATGCTGAGAAGAAACTTCCGTTTTTACCTTGCTTTACCCACAAAGCTACTTCCATCTCTTTTCCGTTTACGTTTACCTTTCCTTTGTAGTCGGGTTGTTTCTCATTCGTCTTTTTGTCGTTCTTAAAGATTGCTCCTGTGTTTGTTTTGTTTTCCATTATGTTGGGTTTATATGTTACTGATAAATGCGATGATTAATGTAATGCTGATTACGGTAATGAGTATCATTGTGCCTATTGCAGCGTAGTATTCTCTTTCTTCGTTTCGTTTTTTCATAGTGTAAAAATTAAATAGCCAATAGTTATTCCTGCTAACAGGTGTAATAGTCGGTAGTAGTTTTCGTAATTCATTCTTCCTCGTTTACTATTTCTAATGTTCCTTTAAAATCGTAGCCTATTAATCTAATCAAATGCTCAATAGAATAAAGCAATTCATCACGGCTTACATCATCGTTTTCAAATTCATAGCTGGCTTTGTGTCCGTAGTGAGTTATTTCTATTTTCATTGTTCTTGTTGTTTAAAGGTTAAATAATCTTTGATACCATTTCTTTGGTTGAGTCTTATCAAGTATAAGAGCTACAATTTCTGTGTTAACTTGCTCTGAATTAACAGGGTTAGCAGTATACCAATCCTTTCCTAAGAAATGTTCTGTTAAGGCATCTAAAGCTTCTTTATCCGTTGATGGTGGACACATTATTCCAAAGTCTCCGTACTTTTCTTTTTGTTTGTTTACAAAATCTGCTGTTTTCATTATTCTTGTTGTTTAAAGGTTCTCATACTATCTACAATCTCAATAAAGTCTTTACCTGGAGAAAGTTTTTCAATATAAGCTCTAAGAGCAAACTCTACTTTTTGCTGGTCTTCCATTATTTTGGCTTGTTCAAAAATATCTTGTCTTTTTAATGAATGCCATTCTGGTTTTCTGGTTTGTTCTTCCAACCATTCTACTGCTGTTTTCATTGTTCTTGTTTTTTAAAATAATTAATTCCTAGTCCTTCTTTATACACTTTAATATAAATGTCAACTAATTTTTCAGGTTCTTCAAGTCCAAAATTATTATTAGCTTCAAGGAATTCTAATAGTTCTTTTTTTAAGTCCATTATATTTTTATTTAAATGTATCTTTATAATATTTCTCTCCTTTAGGTAGGTCATCGTGTCTAGTTGCACTTGTATTATAATATACTGCAGCAATAATCTGCTTTTTCTCCATTTCTAAAGCTTTTGTTACCAAATCATCTTTCAAATCCATAAAGTCATTTAGATTAATTTCTTCTTGTCTTAATCTTTCTTCAAGCATAATTATTTCATCTGCTAACCATTCTACTGCTGTTTTCATTGTTCTTGTTTAAAGGTTTCTATAATCTCAATCAATTTGTCAAGACAAGCAAGTTCTGCCTCTTCGTAGGTGTTTGATGAAAAGTAAGGAGTGTCTTTTTGTATACCATCAATATACCATCTAATACACCATACAAAAGTTCCATCTTCTTTAGAAAAAAAGTGTGGATGGTACAAATAATTATTTCTAAAAAATCTAAATGCTTGTTGGAATAGTGGTGCTAAAGCACTTTGATTTGTATAATGGTCTTGTCTGAAAACCTTTGTTTCTGTTAATTTTCCTTTTAAGGAATAATATCCAACACAAGTCTCATCAAATCCAAGTTGTTTGAGTTTTAAAGCCAACTCATAAGGTGTAAATTCTCTTGTCATTGTTCTTGTTGTTTAATTTCATTGATAGATTGTATAAACCTTTTTTGTATTTGTTGTAACTCGCCTTCATCAGTTTTATTAAAATGTCTTTGATTCCACCCATATTCGAATGCACTAATTAAATCAAATTCATTGTACTTATGAGTTTGTAGATGCTCCTTCTCCATTTCTTTGGCTTTTTCTAAAGCATCGCTCATTTCAATAACTTGTTGAGGAGTTACCAATACACTACCAAGTATTCTCTTGTATTCTGAATGTAAATATTCTACTGCTGTTTTCATTGTTCTTGTTGTTTAGATTTATATTTCTTGTTTGAACCAATCATCCAACCAAATACTATTGGGGCAAATCTTCCTAATGGTATGCGCATACGCTCACTTGCATTCCAAATACAACTTCCTAACAGCTGCAATGGAGTATCTTTTTTCCAAAAAATCATTCTACTTTATATTTAATATTTAATTTGTCATTTTTAGATATCCAATAACCTTGTCTCATCATATTGGGTTCATCATAATCTGGTTCTTTTTCCCCACGTAAAAACGTCATAACCCCTATACAAAATTGTAAATCTGCTGAAGGGTATATATCTTGCACTTGTTTCCAATGATTAATAACTTTAACTTCTACTGCTGTTTTCATTGTTATTCTTATTTAAATGTTGTTTTTTTGTAGCCCAATAAATTATTCCAAGTACATAAATTTCTACCAATACAAAAATAGTTGTGCCAATTATTTCTAATATGAATTTCATTGTTCTTGTTGTTTAAAGGTTACTCAATATCAAGTTGTCTCATTTGATAATCATAGAATTCTATTTCATCTGATTCTTCTGAACATTTATCACAAGACCAAAGAATTATAAGTCTTGTTTCTTTTGGGTCATCTTGTTGTTTATCTACAATTGTTGAATGCAGACAATTCATACATACAAGTCTAGTTTTTTCTGGTTTTTTCATTGTTCTTGTTGTTTAAAGGTTTTTACTTCGTCTTTTAGTCGTTCTACGTAAAGTGTTGCGTCCATAAGTTCGTCTTGTAGGTGTGTGAGCCATTCTAAGGCGCTCAGGTCGTTTCTTTCTAGCGTTGTGTTGTATTTCATTATTCCGAGTTTCGAACGTTCACTGAAGCGACTAAGAACACGTAGCACAATCTTATCTTCTATTTTCTGTTTCATATTCAAATTTTAGTTTTTTTATTTGATGCACGGCTTCATCTACTGAAATTTTAAACCATTCGTTATTTTCTGACCCATACATTTTAAAAAAATGTCTTTCAATTAAAACTGGGTTGTCTATCATTGTGCAATAATTTACTTCGTAATCTCTTAATGGCGATGATACGTTATAATTTTTAAGCCTTTTAGACACGTCTATTGCCCTACCGATTTTTACCCAACCCGCCCATGCTGGATTTGAAATAACATATATAAAACCTTTGTATGGTGTTTTTTTATACCTGTCTTCATAGTAATTCTTATGCTTTTGTCTTACGCATTTTAAGCAATAACTATGTCTTTTTACTGCTTTTTCTTGATTACATAATATACATATTTTTTCTGTCATAAGAAATTATAAAGGGTTTCGTAATACTCACGGCAAAGCTCTATCTTCTCTTTGATTTGGTCGATTACCTGTTCGTCTTTTTGTACATAGAATACTTTTACTCTGCGGTTCTTAGGGATTTGGCTAAATTCGTGTTTGCGCAGAATCTCCTCACGCAAGTCGTAGTCCTCTTCAATCTTGTGCAGTTTCCAATGCGCTCTGCGGATTTCGTCCTCTACCATATCAATCGGAGTGTCTACAAGACAGTAGCAAAGCATTGACTGCTGCTTGCCAGTTAGCCACATATAACCCTGTAGCTGATAGAAGTAGTCTTTGTTAGGAATTTCGGTATCGAAAAACGGAAAGGTTGTAGCATCCCAAGAGCTTTTCACGTCAAGCAATACATCCTCCGTGTTTACGTCAGGCGTTCCTTTAACCCAATCGTTCTCGAAATACTCTTCGTTCTTGTAGATAAATTTGACGTCTAACACATCATTGACAAGTGAGATAGATAAATCCTCAACTGCGTTCCCTTTGTCTGTGTAACGGCTTGAAAAGTCCTTACGGATGCCGTATTTCTCTTCTAATACAAGTTCGTGGATGTAAGTTTTAGCCGTTTGGCTTAGTAGTTCGCCTTTAGAGCGTGGTGTCGCCATTATTTTCCCTATGGCAGAACACCGAATCTTGAGAGCTTTCATAGGGCGTTAAGCATATCAATTTGACCTTCAGTTAATGCAAAGGATGATTCGAGTTTCTCTCGTGTGTATTCTCCTTTGGCAATGGCTTGTACTGCTGCACTAAATCGCTTTTGGTCAATTTCAGGCAGTTTTTTCTCCGTCTTTGAGTTGTCTTTAGAGTCAGGGTCGGATTCCGTCTCGTCAATTAAGAATAAACCATTGAGAGCGTACTTACGAGCGTAGCTTGATGCCGTGCCAGTACATTGCTCCGATGACATTCCTTTGTGTTCTCCAAGCTCTGCAAATCCATAAGTCCTAACATTCTTACCATCCGCATCTCCTATGCTTGCAGTAGCCTTTAAAAATAGTTTGCTTCCTACCTCTACAATCTCATCAGTCAAGATTAACAATAAACCGTGTTTTTGTAGCAATGGCTTAACTGATTCAAGAATCTGCTCTGCACTTCGATACTTGTACTTTCCAAATGAATTGTAAGAACCTTTTGGGCATTTTAGTTCTGCCTGAACTTTAAATAAATTTTCCATAGCGTGTTATTTTTATACAAATATATACATTATTTAGATATAAATATATTTTTATTTAAATATTTTTCAATAAATCTTCCATCGGTAGCAATATTCCTTTGCTGGTATTAGAATCTCCACCTAAAATATCTCGGTTTGTGCCTATGTATTTTCTACACATTTGCTTTAATTCGCTTGTTTCAATCAAAATACTTCGTGTTTTACTAAACCAATACACCCACCATTTAGCTTGCGTCGTGCTGATTCCGCTTTTCTTACCTCTGCTTTCGTATTCTACAAATAGATTGCCAGTCTCGTAGCACTTAAAATCACGTTTTACTTCGATTGTAGACGCTATCACCTCACTTAGTAGGGTTTCATACTCCTGACCTATTTTAAGGTCGTAACGGAAGTCGCTATTGTATTCCATCTTTTATCTTTTGTTTGTATGTTTTGATTAGTTCTTTTAGTTCGTCTTTTGTGAACTTTCGTGTTAACCTTGCTCTTGCTTCCAGTTGGTCAAATCTTTCTTGTCCGATTTTAGAACATAGGTTTGTTCGATATTCCAACAAGTTGCCTGATAAGAAGCTATTGCACCTCTCGCATTGAACGTGAACATTATCCTCGTCAAATCGTACGTTCCAATGGTTGTTAGCGTTAAAAAAATGTCCTGCGTTGACCTTTTTAGGTTTCTGCTTACAGGAGATACAGAGTTCGTCTTTATCTCGTTCTCTGATGTATTTGTTAAATACCATTTGCGCAGCCTTTACGATGTCTTGTACGGTCTCTAAATCTGCTTTCATTCGTGTTTTAGTCTGCTTCCATTGCTTCTCTTTGGCTTCGGCTACAAAAGCACGGACACACTCGTCTTTTAAGCAGTACTTTTGATTGAAGCGGATAGGCTCAAACTTCTCCTTGCAGTTCTTGCATCGTGGCATTAGTCAAATTTAATGTTCTCAGCTATCCACTGTCTAAAAGCTATTTGCAAATCTATCTGCTCGTTGAATACCTGCTCTCTATGTTCTTCGTCTATTCGTAGGACTGCACGGTCTGCTGATTCAATCTCCTTGACAAGCATATTTGCTTTGTTCTTTAGTCCTTGTCTAAACACGGAGTTATCGTTTAAATCTTCAATAAAATCTGCCAACACAGGAAGGAAGGCACATAAGGCTACTAATTTGGTTTCGTTTTTCATTAGTTTTTAGTTTAAATGTAATACTTTTTATATTGGTCTTTTTTTACTTCTACTTCTAATTTCCGTAAGTCCCTAATGTAAGAGGATGCCCACTTAGGATGAACGCTTAACAAATTGGCTATTGACATCAAAGGTCTTGGCTTTTCTTGCAAGAAAGGTATTAAAAGTAATATCTTTTTTTGCTTAGGTTCGTAGAGCTTTTCGAATTTTTGTTGGTTCATAGTTCAACATTTTTGTATTTGATTTCGTCTTTTAGTTCCTGATAGGCTACTCGCAGTTGAGCGTTTCGTCTTGCCAGTTGATTCATTTCTCTGTTTAGAGATGTTATTTCGTCTTCAAGTAGGTTTATCACCTGAATCGTCTCAAGTAGATACTGCTCGCTTTCTTTGCCTCCGTTGATGTAGCCTTTAGCTTCAGGCTTTTCTTTTTCGAGTTTCTCTCTGACGTTCTTGATTCGTTCTTTAACCGTCCATACGGTTGTTTTAGCCCATAGTATTTTAAGTGATAAGTCCATATTAAAAAGGGTTTTGATTTGCTAATCTACGGAGCTTTTCCGAAGTGGTTTCTATTTGTCCGTCTTTTGGTATCGTCATCTGCTTCTCGTTTGGTCTGAATGGCGCTAAAGGGTCTACTCCGTTTATTTGGAATCCGATGCCTGAATTAAAGTTGCAGTAGACTGGCTCATTTAATGCCGTGTGCTTACCTCCCGTTTCAGTGTCCTTAACTTTCTCTACTCCTACCCAAGTTATTAACTTCATTGTTTCGTGTTTAATTAGGCGGTGAATTACAAACATATCATCGCAGCGATTCAAAAATGCCTTACCGCCTTCTATATGGTCTTTAAGTGGTGGCTTCAAATGTCCTTTCCATTCTCCGTCTTGGTATAGGTTACCTGTTCTACCTGATTCAGTATTTGGATGGGTGTTTATGTAAATGGTCATTCCCGTTTGATTAACAAACTGCCTCGCTCGGTTCATAAATTCGTAATTACCTGCAAAGCTCATCTCTCGGTCTAAACCTGTAAATGGGTCTATCAATCCAACATTTGCTCCACTCTGCTTGAATAGTTCGAGTATGTCATCAGGTTTGTAGAGTTTCGAGTTATCAATAAACGTAAAGAACTGCTCTAAGTAAGCAAGGTCTCCGCTGATTTGTGAGTGGCTCAATTTACTAAAATGCTTGCCTCTATACATTTGAATCATATCACGCAGGATTTGTCCTTTTTGATTCTCTCCTGACCAAATACAAAACGTGAGTCCGTGTTTAAGTGCAAGCGTAAGAAAATACCAGTTTATCCAATACGTCTTTCCGACATTGTCGTGACCTAAGATTATGTTCAGTTGCTTAGGCTTGAATCTTAAATGCTCGTCTAAGAAGCAGTCAAGACCAAGTCCTTGTTTGATTTTACCATCTCGAACATCCAATAGGTATTGTAGTGCATCTCCTTGTTTCGTTAGCATAGTCCTAATTTTCGTGCTAATAATAATTCTTTAGGCTCTTCGACTTCGGTGGTCTTTTTGTTTTTAGATAGCCATTTGTTAGCCGTCAAATATAGTGAAGTATATTTCTTGTTGCCTTTGAAATTTTCTATGGAGTCTAATACCTCATCAATTTCGTTTATAGAGTATTTATCCAATAGCTTCTCAACATCAGCATTAGTTATAGACAGGTGAGCGAAGCTCCTATATATATCTTTAGATATAACACTATCACTTACACTATCACTATCGGCATTTTTGGTATGCTTTGGTATGCGGTCGGATGCGGTCGCATTCCATCGCTTCTTTGCGTTCTCACTATTTCGCTCTCGTATTGTTTCGTATTTTTGTAAATCACGTTTTAAACTTTGCCTAATAGGCTCGAAAGCTATCTCAGTTACAATATCCTCTGCAACTGGGTTTAGGTCATTTACATATTTCAGTAAATGTTTGAATAACTTACCTGCTTGGAAGTCATCTAATTTATCCACCGTGTGAATGATATCACAGTAGATTAGAAATGATTTTTTGTCTTTTGCCATTGTCGAAGTTTTAGCAATTAAAAAAGCCATCTTAAATCCGCAGCCTTCGACCTCTGCTTCATTAAAATGGCTCAATAATACCTTGAGGATTTATAATGTCGAAGGAATCCCTTACAAATATAAGTCAAATACTTTAATTTGTTTCGTATTTACCTAATTTTATATGTCGTTGAATCTTTTTAAACTGCGTGTACGTTTTTGCCTTGAGTACGTCTTTTGCTAAATCAGGTGTGTCATCGTAGTAAGGCAGCGTAGCACCGTGTAGGACGTCATCTATTTGCTTAGTAGCTATCTTGTAGTCTTCATATCCAAACCTATGTAAGTCTTCGTGTTGCCGTAGTCCGTGAATGATTGTAGCGTGATGCTTGCCACCAAACATTTTACCTATCTCGTCTAA